GATAGCACCAACTTCGGCATTATTAAATCCGCGAGCAGCCAAGTCAGCTTGGTCAAAATCAATACCCTTAAAGTTCGCTTCCCGAATATAGTCATTGATCTTCGCCTGTCTTGCTTCGGGGAATGAATGGAAATCCTTAGCGAAGTCCTCTGCCTTGCCCACAAATGCTTTCTCAAACCGTGCGCCATAGTCTTTCGCAATAGCAGCCGGGCCAGTGATGTGCTTGTCAAGCATGCTTGCAGCGTCTAGTGCATAGCGCTGTAGGGAAGCACGATCCCCAAAGTTGGTGCCTGCAAAACGATCCAGAGGATTACGCTTGACAGCGAGAGCGCTCATTTCATCAAACCAAGAAGGATTGACTTCAGGATTGCTTTTCACCTGAATCTTGTAATCACCTTCCAGATTCTTCACACTCTCTGCATCTACAGGTACGTGATTAACACCTTGCTTCTCAAGAATCGTAATGTCATCATCCGTTACGCCGTAATGACGCAAGGCGTACTTAGCCTGTTCCAAAGCATCTTCAGCTTTAGAGAAAGAACCGGCAGGTACTTCATACACTTGATTGATGATAGCGCGGCTACCTTCCCACTTGAACGAACTCATTGCATCGTTGGGAACCAAGCCAGTAGCATTACCAAAGTCATTCACCATACGCGCACGAGCTTGAGCTTGTTCAGCAGGGGTAAGTGCATTAACGCTAGTGTCATTCACCAAGCCAACCAGCTTAGGATCAACAGAGTTTTCAATTCGTGCGTTACGATCAATGTCATTCACACGAGAGAACACTACGCCACTATCCGAAGTCTGAGGCATCACGTTATTAACGATTGCCTGTTCCTTGTCTACACCAGTGAGGGCATCCGACATTTCATCCGAACCCTTGATAACTGCCTCATGGAATCCACGAGCCGAATCAGGATTGGAGTTCTGTGCAATCTCCATCGGGCTATTCGGGTTAATGTCGTGCGTAACACTTTGCTTAGCCATACGAGACATAAGCTGTGCAAGGTTTTCCTTCGGGGCTGCTTGGACAGCTTTAGGGAGCAGAAGGGCAGGAATCTTGGCTGCTGGTGCAGCTTCCTTAACCCCAGTACCTCCTAGAAGGGCAGCAGTGCCACTAGGAGCCGTTCCTGTAGCTTCCTGAGCCACACCCATTGACCTAGGGGTGAGAAGGACTCCTGCGTCTTTCTGAGCAGCCTGCGCAGCTTGCCCATCCCCGCCAAGCAATGAGCCTACATTCTTCGGTTGGCTAACTGGGGTCTTGGTGCCTTCTAATGCAGGTTCAGACTTCCCACCAGCGCTAGTGACTGTGCTGTTTCCCATCGTGGGTTCGGCAACATCATTCATCACTGGACCACTACCAACTGTGCCTTCCTGCCGTACATTAGAAGGCGTGTTGGCATTAGCCTTGGCAAACTGCTGCGCCTCTGCTGCATTAATTGGACCCTTGGCACCTGTAGCCATTGCTTTGATGTTCTTACCCATCAACCCAATGTCACTCAATGTGTGTCCCATGAATGCCATATCCAGCAGGCCACCCATGTTATCCAGCATTGCCGAACCCATGCCATATGCTTCGGTATTGAAAATCTTGCTGAATTGTTCGAATGCCTCTTGGTGATTGTCATTACCATACAGAAAGCCGGAGTGGTTCTGAATAGACTTGAACATCACCTTTGCCACTGCGAGTTGTTGGTCAGACGGCAAGGAGGCAACCAACTTCTGTGCATCCAAGGTCTGCGCACCAGAGCCCACCACTGACGAAAGGTTCTTCCACCATTCCCTAGGAACACCCGTTGCACTCGAAAGATCATTGAACAGTTTATTATCCTGAACAACACTGCGACCCGGAATCAGGTTGGCTGCGTAATTGAAAAACTTAGTACCAATGTCATCCTTATCCGCAACGTCCTTAAGACTATTCTGCATCAACTGAATCTGTGCGCGGTTGTTCGCCATATGCGTCAACATGTCCGCTGTGGAGATACGAGCGTTCTCCGAATCAACCGTTTCACCACCAGCAGGCTTAGACAACAGATTGGTTTGGAGAATCGTTGATGTATCCGTCATCACCGGATTCAGATGGAAGTTGCTAACTGCCTGTTGCTTCTGCTCGATAGGGGTCTTAGGATCGGCCAGAATGCCCATCAGGCTCTTTTGATCCTGTTCCTTGATACCTGCTTGAGCTTGTTGCTTTAGAAGCTTCTGAGTGGTGTTATCTCCTTGCTGTGCCTCTCCCATGATCGTATTGTACGAATCCTGAGACTGGAATGGGTTAGCAATGAGTGAAGTGATTGTTGCTTGGTTACGAGTAGCAGCCAGAGGAGGAGGGGACGACGGCAGCGGAGAAGTCGTCACCAAATCATCAATTGCTACTGGAGAGCTAACGGCTCCACTGTCGTCAAGAATATCCATTTAATTCCTTGTTATTGTTGTGCTGTCGTTCCGGGAATCTTCTGAGCTTTTCCGTATGCCCCATACCCCATAGATGCCACACTAGAGATTGTGGAGAAGATAGACGCAAGTCCCTGCATCTGTCCGGCCCTTTGTTGTGCATCAAACATCGTTTGGTTGGCTTCGGACATATCGTTGCCGATACGAACACCACGTTCGTAGTTGCCAAACAATGTCCCTTGGTTCTGGCTATACTGAGTCTGCAATGACCCAAGAGCCCCTTGCTCGCCTGAACTGGCTTCCGCACCTGTGTTATAAGAACTTTGAAGGATACGAGCCCTATTTACACGATCTTCACGGTATTGCTGTCGTGCTTGTTCGGCAGCTTGTTGGGCATTACTGGCACGTTGTTCACCAGCGGCTTGCTGTTGCAAATCATTGGCATGCCTAGCTGCCGCTCTCGATTGATTCCCTGATATGATTGTTGTTGCAGTTGAAGCCACTGCTGCGGCAATGGCAACAACGGCTAATGCTACTGGCATATTAAAGCTCCTTAGCTAGAACTACCTCAAAAGGAATATAGCCAAGCCGTTCAAGGATTTTACGAAGAGGGGATGCAAGTGGAGAGTTCCAGACCATAAGGTCTGCCCCTGTCCCTTTAGCATGTTCCATCGTTTTCTTGATAAGCCTGATTCCTAATGGTGTGTCTCTAAATAAAGGATCGACGTATAGGGCATCGTTGTTGCAAGTGATGTGACCTTTGGAATGTACGTTTGGAGCTATAACATTTACGGAATAGCCAACGATCAATCCATCATAGAATGCAAACAACCCAAAAGCAGAATCGCTTTGTTCCATCTGTCCATACACTGCAAAATCAATATCCACCTGCCTCTTCGTCTTGCCATACACTTCTTCCCAGTGCTGTTCAAACAAGTCTTTCAACGTGTAGAGTGTGGGCAAGAGAGGTAGTTGTTTGATTTCAACCATTTCGATTCCTAGTCAGTAAATACTTTATTTATCTGTTTAATTGTTTGATTATTACGTAAGGGACGAATCCCCTACGCAATTTGGTTGGCATTGAGTGAAATGTTCCACCCCACGATCTTGCAATCTTTACCCGGCTCTGTCTCAAAATAGAGAGCGAACGCCTTGCCTATACCACGACACTTATTCTTTGTGGTGACAATAGAAAAACCATTGTCATAAGGATCGGACGTGCTGAGGGCGAACTTAACCTTTGTGTTCCTGTATGCCTGCGATAACGTACTCCACTTATTGCTTTCAACGGCATTAGCAAAGTTCCATTGTGTACGTACCAAACAAGAGCTTTGCTTCCTCGGAATCAGGTTGCTGTCTACTCCTTCTTCCGTTCGGATAAAGTGCATAAACAAATAAGGAACCTGCTTATCCACAGAGCTATCTCCACCAGTAGCCGTACCCGTCAGACAGTAGGCGGCTGCGTCAACGCCCGTACCATCCACTGAAAACCAGTCAGAAAACTCAGTGTTGTGGTAGTAGGAGAAGGTAAGATACGGAATCCCGTTGCTAACAAATATGGTGGAGTATCTTAGGAACTGCACGTTGGAATCTGCGGAAGTCCCTGTGATTGCAACAGGCACTGTAGTTTCGAACACCTGATCCGTTCCTGCATACACCTGAATATCAGTGGTGTTAGAAATCGTTAAGGCAGTTGGAAATATTCCGATAATCTCCGTAGCGTAAGATGCAAGATTGAAAATCTTGTTCTGTGTGAATGCTTGGGTCAAGGAGTCATAAATCAATTCCATTGTCACCAGCGAACCATCCGAACGATTCCCTGTCTTGTAAACCCAACGCACCTTCTTGTTGATCTGGTCGTATTCCCCGAATGCGGACTGCTTCGCTGCATTAGGGATATTGACATACAACGTTTGAATCCGGTTCAGCGTAAGGGAGCTAACCTGCAAATCACCCAGTTGGCTGGCTCCAATAGCGTAAATGCCGTCCGATGACCAATAGTACGCTGTCGTATTTTCAACGATCACAGAGTTAGGAGACAACCCACCAAAGTTGGAAATCTTGCTAACCTTAAAGTTGGTAGCGGAGAAACCTGAGTCAGTAGTACCACCAGTGACTACCCATACGCCATTAGAAGCAATAATCACCAGATTGATACCAATTGCCCTCATGGCAATAATCTTCTCTGCACCGGAGACACGGATATATCCACCATCTGTGTCCAGAATGTCACTAGATTCTCTACTAGTTGGATCACCCTCTTGATAACACTTGTTCAACTCACTCTTGCTTTTGACAAGTTGAGAGAAGAACACATAGTTGGTGAAGTTGGGACTTCTTGCATCACCACCAGTAACATCACCCTGAAATCCTGAATAGAAGATACGCCCTGCAAACTCAGCAACACACGACGGACCACCGGATGTGGTATCCGCGATAGTTGATACATCCCCTGACAGTTGTGGATACTTAGTTTTGTTCTTGTAGAACTGAGTATAACGACTTGGCCCACGTTGAAGGGCATCAATAATGAAATACCCCTTAGCAGAGGACTGCCTTGCTCCCAACGCATCATTGTATAGGTTAGTAAACATGCGTTCGAATGGCTGCTGTGTTATCGCAACAGCTTGGTCTTGGAGCCCTGCCCATACCTGTTCAGAGTTGCTAGGACTTGCTCCTAGATCGTTCTGAAACATTGCAATAGCATCACGAGTAGTACCACCTGCGTCTTTTCTAGGGATTCCCCAAGACTGATTATGAAGGTTGTACTGGTGCTCGTTTGTTAGTACACCACGAGCCGTATTGTCTGTTTCGAAATTCGGATTGGTAGTTTCTTCCATCCCCCACAGGTCACGGGTGAGGATACGGATGTAGTCCAACTCAAAACTGCTGCCATTATGTGTGGATACAGTTGCTACATAGGAATCACCAGACACAACTACTAGCAAGCCTTCTGTAGAAGCGAAGGAGTAGTTAACATCGGGACGAAACTGAGCAATAGCCAGAGAGGCTAAAGGTCCGCCAGCAGAAATCGAGCTGACGTTACGGTTATAGAGGTAGATGATATTCCCAACCTGAATCACTACGAAGTTCAAATTGGGATTGCCATTTGCTGCAATCCAAGCATAGCTTCCTGTTCCCGAAGTGGGAAGTGAGGACAAATCACCACCAACAATCGGAGCGATATTGTAATTATCCTCAAAGTCCATTCCTAGGCGACGGCTTCGAAGTCCTGTTCTTGCAAGTTCGAAATTAAGTTCGTCTGCCGAAGCGTTAGGTGGAAAATTAAGAGGGCTTGCTTCTGTGATTATGCCTTGGATTGCACTGGCTACCTCTGCCCGTTGCGATTGCTTAACTGACATCCTTAGAATCCAAATAGCTGTCGATTGTCCTCATTGCTGTTCCTCTGTCAGTGAATACACCATCAAATGCCTTTGGGTTGCGACCTCCCTTGCCCGGAGTGATGATGATGTAACAACGTGGATTGTTTAGGTGCGTACGAATCTGATAACCTTTGTATTCCATTACTTTGAACTCCTACGTCCATAGTTTTCATATCGAACTCCACCATGCGTGCGCCAAGCTTTACGGGAAAGCCAGCGTTGTTGGCGAGTTGCTTTTTGTTCTGCCTTCTGATTGGACATTTGTTTCAGTACCAAGAAAGCCGTACTCTTAGCTTCTTCAGTTAATGCGCTGAATGCCTCACTAGGCAGGTCAGGGACAGCATTGTCACGATGTACCCATAGAGGGTCCATATAGGCCAAGCATTGAGTCTTGGAAGCCATGAGTGTGCTTTCCATATCAACCTGATAACTGTCGCACACCATATGGGAGTCATCGAATGAGGTCCAATAACTAGGAGCACGATTTGTCAGGATGAGCAAGTTGGTTCCGCTGTAATCTGTCACAGTTAGGACGTTCTCACTACCTTGCTTTCGGCTTGCCTGATATCGTAGAAACTCATCAGGGTAGAGATACTTAACATCTTCCATCTGAAGAGATGGGTTGGACTTCGTTGCCTTGTTATACTTGAAAAGAATAAGCTCCTTCATATTGTCAGGAATACGAAGGTGGGTAGGTTTGCCAACATCCAAAGAAGGATTTAACGTGATGATTTTTCGGAGGTGTGGCCAATCCCTATTGTCGATAAGTTCACGATAGCAACTCTTTACTACGTTCGCTACCTGTTGTGATTCAATCGTATCGTCAATAGAGTTAACCTCATCCGAATCCATGTCATTCAGGATTTCCTGAACGATTTCGAGTAGGGTCATCTTAGCCATTAGGAAGCCTTAACCAGTTCGACAATGAATGCTAGATCGGAGATAACTGCGTTTCCAGCAACAGTGGACGCAAAATAGAGTTGAAGGTAGTCGGATTGGTTGAGTGCAACAAGCTCAACTGAATTGATATTTCCGCTACTTCCTGAGGCATTGTTCTTAACCACTGTCTTGCGTGCTTGGAAGGCTGTTCCATTGACACGATACTTGGTAGCAAGCGTGGCAGGGAATCCGGGATAGTTTGCGATGGATGCGCTAAGAGAAACCCTATATAGCCCCGTTACGGGCACGGTGATTCTATTAGTATTGAAGGTACAGCCCAATAGGTTCTCAGCCGCTAGTGGAGCCCCTGTGCCTGTGAAGAGGGTATAGTCAGCAGGAGTATTCAGTGTAGAGTCAGTGGCAGCAAAAACAGTGTAACCATTAGTGTTACCTGTACAAGTCATTGCGCCATAGGCTGCATCTGTTTTCAGGGCAAAACCATTAGCCCCATTACTGATTAGACGAAGGTTGCTACTACCACCATCCCCAGTCAGTGCTTTAAGCGCGGTAGAGTCTACCTTGCTCCAAGAGCCTGATCCAGAACCATTAGCTACATATACTGTGCTTGCTCCTGCGCTAGAAACGCCCTTAGGCTCATGGAGGTAGGCGTCTGGAATATCTTTGTGTTGAATAGTTATGATTGTTCTCCAGATAAAAGAAAAGGGGCAAGCGAGCTTTTGGCCCACTGCCCCTGTCTATTAGTTCACTGCGCCAAGAGTACGATTCTTGTAAATGTAGTTGATGACGAGCGAAGCCTTGCCGACACCCGAAGTAACTGCCGGAGTCGTACCGGTCAGAGCAACCGTTACCTTCTCTGCTGCGGTCGTACCTGAGGTAGAAGCCGTAGCCCACGTACCAGCAAGTGCCGAACTAACATCGATCGATTGAACCGAACCAAGGTTTGCAGCCGTAAGCGCTACACCGTTCGTTGCAGGAGCCGCGCCACCAACGGCGAGACCCGGAGTCGTGCCCGTAAGAGTAAACGGTTCATGCACAACCAGTGTTGCACGAACAAACTTTGAACCCTTAGGAACAACATACGGAGGCAAGAACAAACTGTCTGCGAGCGATGTACCGGAGAACTCAAACGAGAGTTCATGCGAAGCATTTTGCGAATGGTCCGTGCCAACCGAGTTACCCGTGCTACGGGGACCGTATTGGTTGGACACATTCAAACCTGCTTGATTAACGTAAGGCATTAATTATTTTCCTTATTTGTAGTTCACAGCCGAGGTAATCAGCACGCCCAACGTATCCACACGCTGCGTACCAAAGCCCCAACGGCACGAGGTAACGAATTCATCACGGCGAAGGTCTTTATTGCGCTCGCCTTCAACCTTGGGCATACGACGCCATGCAGCCATAATCGGCTTCGTGTTGTCATCAGCCAGCGACATGAAGATGTTCGCAACACCATTAGTAACCGAAGTCGTACCATCCGAGAACGAACCCTTGGGCAAACGATTCGAAGTGATGATGTTCCAACCGTACAGGTTCATGAGGAATTCATGATCCTTGCTGAAACCATTCTCAAGAATCTGGTCTGCGAAATCCGTCACATTCGACGTAACCGTCACCATGCCAGAAAGCGTACTTGCCACCAGAGGATCACAGATGAAGATACGACCTTGCGAAGGCACATTAGCCTTATCGAATGCAAGCTTCATAGCAATCAGATGGTCAAGCTGAAACACGTTGTTCGTAGCTGCCGAAGCAATACGATGTGCAAAGCCGTTAACCAAGTTTGCATTGGCATTCGTTTGAGCCGAATTACACTTAGCGAGGAAACGCGTTTCAAACACTTCCTGAATAGCGCGGGTCGATTCCTGCGAGCGGGCAGACATAAGTGCTTCCACTTGTGCGCCATCTTCACGCAGTTCATCCGTGACATACCATGCATCACCAACATAGTCGGTAATCGTCAGGGTCACTTCACCCGATTCAATCGGAGTGTAATCGAACGGAACTTCTTCAGCACCATCCTGAATCGTAACCGTACCAACCGTTTTAATATGCAGCGTGCTACCCGAACCGAAGTCCGATACATTGCGGAAATACGATTCCGGCAACAGACCGTCATGGAGGTTACGGAGAATAAACGCCGAGTACTGTTCGCTTTCAATAAAAGCGGTAGAGTTAAAGCGATTTTGGGACATTTATTGTTGTTATCCTATTTTCCAAAATACTTGAAATAAACCTTCGGGTCGGTGAGGTCATGAACCGATGCACCGGCTGCGTGGATTTCATCAACCATTGCGCGTGCACGAGCAGCTTCCTGATTGAGTTCACGAGTGGTGGCACCAATACGAGACTTCTCTTTGTTACGACCAATGAAGGTTTCTTGATGAGGCTGAAATGCAGCCGTATTGACAGCACTCGGAGTAGGAGCAAATGTATTCGGCTTAGGAGCCGGTTGCTCTGAAACGCCCAACGCTTTCAAAACTGCTTTGGGAGACTTAGCTGCGAATTCATTCATTTCAGCAACAGTAAGTCCAAGCTCTTGTGCAGCAGCGTTATACTTAGCTTCTGCTTCGGCACCAAACTTAGTAAGGAGTTGGGTAGCAACTTCTTTCTGATTTGCTTGGGCTCGCTCAGCAGCAGTACGCTGTTCAAGAGTCTTATTCACAAGTTCCGCAATCGCATTCGGGTCTACAGCAGGGGCAGCAGGGTTAGCTGGTGCAGCGCTTGATTGACGCGAAAGGAGTTCTTGCACAGTACGTTCGAGTTCCGCTTGCTTACTGAAGTCCACTTGCACCGTTTGCACCTTATTTTCTAGTTCGGCTTTCTCAGCCTTGAGTTGTGCGATATACGATTGCGCATGGGCAACACTTTTAAGTGCGTCCTCAACCGAGTTGTACTTTTGAACACCTTGCTCATTCACAATCATCCCAAGCAGGTTGGCGTAGGGATCGGGTGTTTGAGTAGCATTGACAGGGGGAGTGGCTGGTGTAGCCGGATTCTGATTACCAAAGATTGTGGGGTCGCTCACATCTTTCCTTATTGTTATTATTCTTATAAACTACTATGTTATTGAAGAGGCTCGTTACTTACTACGTAATTAACATTCACTCGCTCACTCAATCATCACGTTTCGTTCTCTCTTCATTTATCGGTTGAGAGAACAAAAAGTTACGAAAATATTTAAAATAAATTTTGTAGTAAATTCTGACGGTAATCAGGTAGGGGTAGGCACCTTTGGTGGGCGTCCCCTACGTTTAGGCTTGGACGCGGACAGAGACTCAGCGACGTTGGTCGCTTCGCTTTCTGCCGTTGATTCATGCGTCAGAAGGCTTATTACTTCGGTCAAAGCTCTTTCATAGCCTACTGCGTCAGCTTGAAGATATGCCCAGTTAGCAATACTGTAGGAGTCTTTACTGCGTACAATCTTGTTACTTGCGTTGATCTTCTCATTAAGAATCATAGTCAACTGACTGCGGAGAAAAGCGGCATGAGCAAACGTCTGCCGCATTTCATCCTTTTGTTGGTCAGTTAGGTTTTTCAGTAATACTGTTTTCATTACATCTGCTTAGCGTTAGCTCTGGTTTGATCGATGCTCATACGAGCCACTACGTTATCTGGTCCAGTAGGGCCACCTGAGGCTACAGGCTGCTGTTGTGAAGCGGGGCCTTGCTGTGCTGCCAAGTTTTGCTCTGTACCTAGATTTTCCTGAAGCTGGTTAATAAGGCGTTGCTGCTCCTGCTGTTCAAACAGTGCCTTGAACGGGCTGTACAACTGGAATCGATTTAGACCCAGTACATCCTCCACCAGACGGCTCAGAGACACAGAGCTAAGGTGTGGAGCAATGGCTTGACCAATAGGGCTGTTAAAGACTCCTGTGAGGTTCTGGAGAAGCTGTGCTTGTGCTGCGAAGTGACGCGCCCCGATAGGACGAAGTACGCCATTAGCAGTAATGTCATCCTTGGTGATTTTCACAAACTGTGTAACACCCAAGTCGTTATCCATCACCCGAATTACATCTTCAGCATCCATATTTCGGCGAGCCGTTTCCAGCATTGCATTGAGAAGGGGTTCGAGCATTTCAATCTCAAACGTATTGATCTTCTCTTGGAAAATACGGCCTGCCGCGTTCTCAAGCTGTTGCACTTCGAACGCAGTCTTTTCACCCGGAGTACGAACGCCCATAGCCTCACGAGGAGCCCCCGCATACTGCTCCATGCGTTGTTCCAATAGGTTGATTGCATTGTCTGCTTGGATGACCCACTGCGCGTTCTTAGCAAGCTCTGTAACGGTGCCGCCTTCGTCCAGATGAATCTCTGTGCCCGGAGCATAGACAAACTCCTCAACCTCGCCAGAAATTACGAGTGGAGGGAGAACAGCCAAGTCCATAGCATCAGCCTTCAGATTCTCCAGATGGTCAATGCGGTATTGCATTCCCACCAGATTATCCAGAGGACCCATAGCCCATAGATTGTCACTACGACCACGCCAACCCACATGGTAGATAGGAGCACCACCAAACCATGTAGGAAGAGGCGCATTCTGAATAACCCACATGCGGTCAATTACGGTCACTACACGGCCTTGCTCAAGCTGCCCAGTTACTTCGTTGTAGATATCCCCGTAGAACTGTAGGAACTCAACGTAGTTGCTGCCAAGGTATTCAGAGTAATTGCCAAAGCCGTCCATGAGGAACCCTTCAGCCTTATCTGCTTCCTCAATCCCATACGCATTCATATGTGATTTCAGACGGTCACGATTCTCTAGAGCCTGTTTAAGATACGCATTCTCAGGCTCATTCTCTGCCATCGCTGCTAACTCCCCCACATTGCGAAGGCTTCTAACAATCTTCCAAGAGTCGGAAAATGAATTAGCAAGTGGATTAAAGACAATATCAAGAGGGCTAATTCTTCGTGCTTTCGGTCCGACATAGTTAATCACCTTCATGTCGTTGATATCTGTCCGGTAGGAGGCTTCATAGTCAACCGTAGCAAACACATTGCCATAGTCAATGAAGTCCAACAGGAGCTTGCTCATTTCAGTACGGAAATGTCCCTCACGAGTCTTATTGCTCATATAGCTCTCGATAGCTACACGCTTAGCCTTAATGGCATCATCCTGCGTATAGGCTTCCCAACGTAGCCAATCATCATTAGGGAATAGGGCACTCAGATAGTTTGAATGCAGGTTATCCCGAATCTGACAAAGCTTGGGGAGGGTAGTGGAGTTCTTCCAAGGAAGAGCACCATTGGATGTGGTTTTTGTATCTGTAGCAAAGATGTAGTTTCGAAGCTCCTTCCACTCCTGAATCTTCGGATACATCTGTGTATGGTGGCGGAACCATGTCATAGAAATATAGTCCGCCATCGCATCTTGATTAAATTTTTCAGTGATGCTTACATCACCTACGTTTAGAACTTTCTTAGCCATGTCTACCTAAAGGAAATTCCGCCAAAGCGAGAATGTATTGGAATAATGTTGTCTCTCATGGAACTTACGTTACCCCGGCTTTTTGGCTTTACCGCAATCATCACAGCCGATGCAAGGGCATCCTTAATGTCATCGTGGGCAGGACGTGCCTGAATCAATTGCTCCTCAAGAACGTCTGTATATCCGCCCTTGAAGTGCCAGATATGACCGTTCTCGTAGCGATGCTCAAGAGCAGAAGCAATGCGCTCCTCCTTGGTGCCTTCTGAACGGTTAGGACGGTATTCGTCAATAGAGAGGGATAGTCCTTGTTCGCGAAGCTTGTCTTTCAAGTCACGAACAATCACGGTTTGGGCAACCGTCACTTCAGCCCTGAGTTTCTTGAACTCCCACTTGCTGTGGAGGCGAGCAATCTCGTCAAAATACTTGGAGATTTTGTCAGTCTGAAATACACTGATATCTAGGACATAGATGAAATTGTCTGCGTCAACACCAATCACTACGATTGCTGTGTCATCACTTCGTTTGCCAATAGAGAAAGCGAAGTCAATGGACGCAAAGACGTTAAGACGATTACCCTTGAAGTACCAATTGCCGTCTGACTGTTTTAGAAACTTACGCTCATAATATTGGAACTTATCTGCGGAGATTCGATTGCTTCCGGGATCGTTTGGATCGTTGTAGTACTGGGAGTAGAACTGAGTTCTATCTGAGTACTCTGCTCTAATTCGGGACAATACTTGAGCATCGAACCCAAAGGCTTTTCCGTCCTTGGGTCGAATAGTCCTAGGCCAGATAAAGATTCCATCAGTTTCAACGACATGCTCTTTTATCTCCCATACTTTCCTACGCTCAACAATCAACCCATCTTTGTCATAAACATCATATTCTTGGGCCTTCCAAGTTGCGTAGACATCATTAGGGTGATAACGAGTCCCACAGGCAAGGGTGAAGCCACCAGCATTACGGATAGAAGTAAACTGCGAAGATTTCTTAGAAACGCTCTCACGACCATCTTCAGTGTATGCATTTTCAGGAACCACCAAGTCATCTGCAATAACAATGTCTGCGTGCCAGCCAGTAGTATTGGTAGTGAGCCCCGCAGTATCAATCGTGGCATCACGAATACCTTCAATCTTCCGCTTCTCATGGTCAATAGAGATTGTGGTGTTGCTCCACTTCTCCCGTTTGCCTTCTTGAGGATCAATGTATTCCGGGAAGTAGCGATTGAATACTGAGGAGGACAGGATGTTCTTAATTGCGTAGAGCTGCGTTTCTGCCAAGCCAGAGGTAGCAGAGACATAGAGAATGGTTACTTCTGGATGACGTACAATAATCCAAGCAGCCCATGTAGCCACCATATGAGACTTCAGGTGAGCACGAGGGAGCATGATGAGCTTGTTGGCCGTTAGCTGGTCATCAAGCCCAAACAGGCTGTAATCCTGCATCCATTTGAAACACTCTTTGTGGATATCGCCATATACATATCCGGGGTTCATCAACTGGGCAAAGACGTACAAATCATCTATTGCGAGTTGCCTGAGTGCTTTAGCATCTTCAGGCATCTTCTCCAGTTTTCGTTTGGCTTCAAGCAACCACTGTTCAGCCATTCTTCAATAGCCGAAGAACATCACCACTGAACTCGTCTTGTGCACGGGATTGAAATTCTTTCTCTCGTTGAACTTCTTCCTTGCTAGGACGGCCAGCACCACGAGTATCCCATCCCCGGTCTGCTAACCACTTTGCAGCTTGGAAATTCCCAAGAGTTCCTTGAGCGATAAGCGCTTTGATCCCGGAGCAGCGAAGCTTATACTCAAGTTCGCTACGCCATTCATCGATATGTTTGCGGATAGCCTTGTTATCGCAAATCTTTTGCCAATGCTTCCAGCCCGAAAAAGCAGCATTTGCGAATTCGTATTCCGTAGGGTCTGCCATTTCAAGATAAATTCTCTTGATGGAATAATAAACTCTCCCGTTGTGGAAGTGGTCTTGTTCTTTAAGCGAGTATATTGCATCTTCGTTATAGGCAAATTCAAGGAACAGACTTTGAGTCAGATACCGACCCATTGAGTCCAGCATCAGACTCTTGTCCACTGAGTAGCTTTCTGGCTGCTTCATATCGTCCGTAGTAGTAGTCTCTTTCAATTCTCACTCCTTCTGCTTGCTTAGCGTACCCTGCAAGAAATTCTGCATCGTCTCGATAAAGTTGGGCACCTGTGCAGGAGCCGTTAGTACTGGCAATTGCACCTGATCCTGCTTTACTAGCTTCTGCCCTTGTGGCGCGCTGACGCAGGCTGCTAACGAGAGTGCTATACTGAGTATCAAGGTTTTTGATTTCATTCTGTTTCTCCAAGTCTGCTTGGGTCTTTTGCAAGACCAACTGGCTTTCAGCAGCAAGTTTTCCAGCTTGCGCTACAGCAACTTGATCTTCGTAGGTTTTAACAACTGATTCATGTTCTTCATGAACGGCCTTCTTAACTACCGCATAATGAACTGCATATAGAGCAGCAAGAATGGCAACGACTGCAATAATCTTTTCAATTAACGACACTATAATCTCCGTCGAAAATGTGGGCTTCTTTAACGCGACGGTTATACAAGCCTTTGCTATATTTACCGTTAATGTAGACCCATTTGTACATCCCATTGCGGGCGTCTGAATATCTACCCTCATTAAGAGGTTTCAGGACCGTAGAAGATGCGCAGAAGGCTCCTACACCTACATTGAATGCAAAGAGGGTGAGGGCGTTATACTGGTCTACAGTGAGCGGAACATTGACGCATTTGAGAACACCTTCCCCATGCGATTCCAAATCCTTTGTCAGTTGTTCTTTGCACATCTGAGGGGTCCACGGCTTTCCCATCACTACGTCTTTTCCTGTGTGTCCCGTGCACACGGTTGGGATACCTCCAGTATCCTTATACGGGTCAGTCTTGGTTCCTTCCAAGGAGACAGCCCCAGAAATCAGGGCTGCTCCTGTAAGACCAATGAGCCATTTATTGGCTTTATTCATTAGGTAGCGGAAGCCGAATGGTTGGAACCAACATATAGAGAACTACCCGAACCAACAGAAGGAGCAGGGTTACCATTCTCCGTATCCAGCCAAAGAATCCGGTTAAATACAGCAGCCTGATTGCTACCACTAGTGCCTTCTGAAAGAACGCCGCCATCACCAGTGGAGAACTGGAAGAAGATGTTTGCACGGCACTGCTGCCCAGCAGGCATGGCATGCAGCCAACATCCTTGCACAACACCACCACTTACACGGAATAGCTGAATCTTATGAAATTGGTTGTTATCCGTGTTATAGATTTGAAGGGCTATACCGTTCTTATAGTTACCTTCAATATTCCAGAAGTGATTGAAACAGGTGTTTGCATTAGCGATTCCTGTACAGATAAGAAGCGCACCTTGAGTGCTATAGTTCTTTCCAGACAGCCACACATCATTATGGTACCAGTCAGCAGCTTCACTTAGACCTGACTGACAACCCGTATACAACAGTGCACCACCGCTCTGGAACTCTTCCCCACCAATATCAAACTTAGACGTATTGCAGGAAATAGAATACACACCATACAAGGCAATACCATTCGCATTAAACCAGATACCAGACACTTCGTTATTCCGATTACCCCGTACTGCGTTTCCAAGAGGAGTAACAGAGATCATCGTTCCACCTGATACCCCAATCCAGCGAATCTGTGTACCACCATTGTTGCCCGTACCTGCATCATGGAACATGCCTTTCCCTTGTCCCTTGATTTTGATATGGCTAAGGCGTACAGTGATTTCACCAGAGAGCAACCATTCTTGTGTGCTTGCCGGAATCAGGATAGTGCCATATCCACGGCCCTGAACATAATTCAGAGCTTTGATGGTCGGTGTATAGATATCCTGTCCTTCCTGTGCACCCCACCACTTGATATTGACCTCTTCTCCGATAAACGCACGAGTGAATGTGCGACCGCTAGAATCATTGATTGTGATTCCACCATCAGCAGCCGTATTCGTTCCCGTGTTAAAGAATACACCCCCACCTCCATCACCTTGTGCATAGAACCCACCAGCAATAACACATGCATAACTGGAGTAGTTGGTGGAAGCGAATGAAGTAAGGTTGTTGACGTACTTCGTATTCGGCCCAACCAGTGCAGCGAACTCTGCATTAAGAATCCCAACTTCTGATTCTAGGGTAGTGACTCGTGGCGTAAGCGCATTCAGATTGGACGATACACCAGCTAGATTGGATGCATTAGTAATAATGTCAGAATCCAGTTCTTCCAATGCGCTCTGCACATTCGTAGCCGAAATTGAACCAGCAGGAGTAACCGTAATAACAGAAGCACTTCCACCTGCTACAGCATTGACAATATCCTGAAGCCGTGCTGCATCATTTGGGTTGACTGGTGTAGGAAGATTGATTATCTTCTGCCCATTCATGTCCAGTGTAGATGTCATCTGATTTGGCTCTCCTGCCGGATTGTCCCGATAGAGAACCTTGGTGTTAAGCTCTGCTTCAATTGCTGCAAAGTTGGAGTTGATAATCTGAAGTGCGTACCCGCTTTCGATATTATCTAGATCAATTTTACTCATTTATTATGCCACCCGTGTTGCATGAAGTTTACCAATAGCTGAAACGGACCCACTACCAAAAGTCGTTTGCGCTATAACAAATACCGAAGTGGTAGTAGAAAAGTTATATCTATAGGTTGGCGTAGGGAACACCAATGCACTATTTGCACCCAACTGTGGCCCATACATCCAATAAGTACCAAATGGTCCAATCGAAGCAGCAGTGTTAATACCCCCTACTGAACTCTGTAGGGTCGCCCCACCAGAAGCACTAAGGGAAACTGTTGCAGATACTTCCCATACGCCAGCCGGAAGCGAGAGGGCAGCAAGACCATTAGGAGACGCGTTAGACAGTGCTACAGAGCCTGAAGTAACTTCTAGTACCTCACCAATTTGCCCTGAGGGAATAGCAGCACCAGATGTTTGACCTGCTTTAGGAAGTGCAGCATTAGCAGTAGTTTGTGCAGAGTTTGCTGTAGATGTAGCAGTGGCGCTTTGAGACAATGCAGTGTTAGCCGTGGAGGCAATGCCATTAGCCGTTGTCACTGCTGCGTTAGCATTAGTAAGTGCCGTACCCGATTGACTCAGTGCCGAAGTGGCCTTAGCATCAATTCCATTTGCTGTGGAAAGGGCAGTGGACGCATCAGAAGCTGCCTGAGTACTCTGAGTTACTGCTGTCTGAATCTGGCTGTTCAGCCCATTAGCCGTAGACAGGGCACTCCCTGACTGGCTTAGAGCGCTAGACGCATCTGCTTTAGCATCTGTACTGTTAGACAGTGCCGTAGATGTGTCTACTTCTATCTGTGCTACAACAGTGTTCAGGTCTGTACCATCTGCCAATGAAATAGTCTGTGCACTAATACTGCCGATGTTAAGCAAGCTCTTGCCATTCATATCAAGGTCTTGCATCATCTGATTGGGTTCACCAGATGGGTTGTCACGATAGAGGACATGGTTGTTCAACGCATCTTGAATAGCAGCGAAATTGCTATTGACGGTAGAAATGTTCTGTCCATTTGTTACTGTTGGGAGTGTAATCTTACTCACGGAAGCGAATCCTCATCTTTTAGTTGTTGTTTTCCTTTCCA